TCGGATATGCAACCGGGGGCATAATCAATCAAAAGCACCTGGCATATGTCGGTGAGGAAGGCCCTGAGTCTATTATACCACTGTCAAATAACAGAAACAGGGCACTGTCTCTTTGGGAGAAGACAGGTCATATTCTTGGCGCTCTCTCTCCGATAAGAAGCATTAGAAACATCTTGGGCGCAAATCAAGGGAATATGCCAATAGCTCAGGAAATGACACAGACAGCGCAAACCATTACAGTAAATTCCCATGGCAATGGTGGTAGTGTACCTTCAATTAAGATCGAGTCAGGAGCAATAGTCATACAAGCAAGTCCTGAACAAAGTGCAGATGACATAGCGCAAGCGGTAGTCAAAAAAGCCATGCCCCTTATAGCTCATAAATATGAGCAAATGATCCGTGATAAGAGGCGCAATACCGGTAAAATGTCTGTGGGGGTGGTCTAATTGGGCTACAAGCTGAAGCTAAAAGGCGGATCCAAGACGATCACCTTCGATATACATGAACTGCCCGAGCAGATACCACTTGGAGGAGAGCAACTACTGGCAGTGCACAAATTCCCTGGCGGTTATAAGTCAATTCAGGCGCTAGGAGCGTTCGATGAAGTTGTCGAATGGCCGGGAGAATTTTTGTATGAGGACGCTATGGACAGGGCGGCGGAGCTAGACTCTATGCGCAGGGCGGGCAAACAATTAACTCTGTCATGGGGACCAATATCACTGCCTGTTGTGATAGCAAGTTTTACTTATCAGCCACAAAACAAGTACAGCGTGCCGTATACAATCAAGTTGGAGGTGTGCCAGGAACCTCCGATCGGGACGACGTTATCACTAGATGCACTAGCTGTAGCGGCAAATGCAGTGGTGCAGACTAACCCGCCTGAAAAGCAAACTGTAACATATGTAGTACAATACAGAGACTCGCTATCCAAAATAGCAAATAAATTTGGTGTGACATGGCAGGCAATATACGAAGCCAACACGGATAAGATTAAAAATCCAAGCATGATATATCCTGGCATGGAGCTGGTGATACCCATTGAAAATACAGACGATACGTCATGGATGGTGATACCAAATGCTTAGTAAAAAGATACTAAAGCCTGGCTTTTTTCGTGGATATGGCAAGCCAAAGGCAACTGTCAGGATGTTAGGTTATGATTTGCCTAAATGGGAAAGCATTCGGGTAGAAAATAACGCTTTTTCTGTGGCGGATAGCTTTGATTTATCCTTGCCGTGGAACGTGTCCGACAAACAAGTAGATCCTCTTTTATCGAGTGGCCCGGACTTCCAAAGCCAGTTAGTGAGCGGCACTAATATCCCTGTCGAAGTCTATTTGGGCTTTACTGGTGAACCAACAAAGCGTGTTATGTTTGGAAAAATGGACGTTGCGCGGTGGAACTTTGGTAGTGACGGGGAAGTCGTATCTGTGATAGGTCGAAATTTAACCGGACAACTAATCGACACAAAGACAACTGAGAAATACCAAAACCTAACTGCCAGCAAAGTTGCCGAGCAGTTTTTTATTCAGCATGGCTTAACTCCGCAGGTAACGAAAACTAATAACCTTATAGGTACGTACCTAAATAAAGATCAGACGCAAATGGAGCGCGAAACAACCCAGTGGGATTTGTTGCTCTGGTTGTCTCAGGAAGAAGGTTTTGTTTGCAGGGTAATTGACGACATAGGTTACTTTGGCCCGCGCTCGGGCATAGCAAACCTAAATGCCGAACCCTTGGTATACACATGGGGACTAAACATACTTGATCTTGAGATTGAACGTGGTCCGCATGCAGCGCGTAACCTTGTCGTTGAAGTGGTTAGTTGGCACGGCAAGCAACGGATTGCGGAGAAGGCAACATCGCGGACACATGTTGAGGAAAAGTATACCCAGAGATTTACTATCCCAGGACTAACACGAGAACAGGCGCAGAAGCGGGCTAGGTCTATCCTGGAGGAACTGAGTGCACAGGAGATGTTTGGCCGACTCAGGACTGATTGGATACCTGAGTTTGGTACTGATCGAAGGATTGCCCTACATGGTGTTGGATTGGGACTGTCTCAAATCTACTACGTAACTAAAGTTACTGTTCAGTCATCATTAAGCGGTGGCATCGAGGCAGAACTGTCTTTTGTAAACAACTACATCCAGGACGCAGGGAGGTATTCGCCTTGACACAGCGCATGATTGAACAGCTAAAGGATATAGCGAACACTCAAGCGGAAACGGTAACTTCCTGTTATGGGGTGGTTGTTTCTCAGGACAATGCAAGCCGAGCATTAAAAGTGATGCTAGAACCTTATGGCGTCGAGTCTGGTTGGCTTAAGGTATTTAAGTGGCCTTATCTACCTAAAAAACATAGTCCACATACGCATAACGAGCCGCCAGCAACGACAAGTGCTGAAAACCAAGCACTTAATCACGAAAAGGATGACTTTTCTAGCTATGACTGGGTAGGGCAGGAGGTGATCGTCCTGATGCTGTACAGTGATTTTAGTAGCGGTATAGTGCTTGGGCCGCTCTGGTGAGTATTTTAGGTGTCGATATAGCGGCACTTGACGAGGAAATATTGTTTTCCGGGACAGACTTGGTGACCGTAACCGCTATTGATAATCTAAAGCAAGCCTTGTATCACAGATTAATTGCCGACAAAGGCGAATTAGTCCATCACCCTGAGTATGGCAGTGAAATATATAAGTATGTGGGCAAACCGATGACTCCAGGCAATATATCTGATATTCAGAACGAGGTGGCGCAGTGCGTGTTGCAGGATCCGCGCGTTGAGGGGGTGCTGTCAGTTGAGGTAGAGGTAATTACAAAAGCCATTTTAGTCTATCTAACTTTCAAGGCAATAGAGATACAGGTACCTATTAATGTAGTGTTCCCATTTAGTGAGGTGATCGAAGGTGTCTAGGACGTTTACTGAGATAGCGCAGTCCTTAGTGGAAAGGATATTCAGCGCAACCACCAAGATTACTGACCTAAACCCAGGCTCAATTATCAGAACTCTGATTGAGGGCATGTCCGATATACAGGAGAAGTTTTACGCTGCCCTAAAGTGGTCATTTGATCAGTCCTTTATTTTGGGTGCAACCGAAGAAAATTTGGATAAGAAGGCTGCAGAGTGGGGACTAACGAGAAAGCAGGCAACTAAAGCCGTAACAGTTTGCGTGTTGGAGAAAGCAAGTCCTGTGTCGATCGATACTCCTATTAATGCAGGTATTCTAGTTACAACAACGCCAATTGGAGGCAGCGAACCTATTTATTTCGTTACAACGGAAGCAACCATTATTCCTGTTGGATCCCGGTACTCCAATCCAGTTACTGCTGAATGTACGGTTGCAGGATTGGCCGGAAATGTCATGGTAGGTGAAATTAACCTATCTGCCAGTACGGGAATTGACGGGGTAAGTAATATCTCTCACGCTTCGGGCGGCACGGACGCTGAGAGTGACGATGATTTTAGGGAGCGAGTATTGGAACTCCTAAGAACTCCCGTTAGGGGCGGTACTAAAGCGGACTATGAGTATTGGGCATTGTCTGTTTCTGGTGTGACTGATGCTAAATGCTATCCACTTAATCGTGGGCCCGGTACTGTGGATGTACTGATCAATACCACAAGCGGAGTACCTCCTGAGAGCTTGCTACAAGCGGTTGCCGAATATATTGAGACTGTGCGTCCGATTGGTGCAGACGTGGACGTGGTAGCGCCTAACCCTATAACTGTTGATGTAAGCGTGACATTGCAGGCCAAACCTGGCTATCTGGTAGCTGATTTAATCGAACCAGTTCGTGATGCAATAGATAGTTATATTAGCGGCGTGACGATAGGTGATGTGGTGCGCCTGACGGGTATTGGCAATGCCATTATTGATGTGCCCGGCGTGTTGGATTATGCAATTATTGCGCCTGGGGCAAATGTGACTCTAGGCAATACAGATGTGGCGGTTCCTGGTACGATAAATGTCGGGTAGGGTGATGCTATGAATTTTGGTACTGTACTAAGAAACTTTTTCCCGCGCAGGTGGTTTAACTCAGGGGATTCTGCGATTATAACTGCTCTTGGCGCAGAGTTCGATCTGTTAGACAGTGACCTCGAAGAGTTTCGCCAGCAACTACTTGTTGCAAGTGCCACTGTAGGCTTAAGCGAATGGGAAACAATATTTAATCTTCCGTCTAATTCCGCTATGACTTACGAGGAGCGGCGTTCGATTATACTCTCGCGAATCAGGGGTTTTGGTGCACCAACAGTTGCCAAAATTACTAACGTGGCGAGGGCATACATCAAAAATGCGCGAGTAGTTGAGGCTGGCAATGTATATCTTTATCAACTGATTATTGAATCTTCCGAGACTGCTTTATTGCAAAATGTTATGGCGATGTTGAAAGCAGTCGACGTTATGAAGCCAGCACACTTAATGCTTGGATACCGTTACTGCGGTACTACATGGGATGACCTAGATGCCTTAAATCTGTCTTGGGATGAGATAGAACGTTTTGTGTGGAATGATTTCGACGTAGATGGCAGGACATGGGACGAACAAGACGCGCTTGACTTGACATGGGATCAAACGGATGACGATAGTTGGGACGGGTACGAAAGCAAAATATTGTGGTTTTAGGGGGTGGACGCTATTCCAACCGTAACGGATAAATTAGGGCTTAAAAAGCCGCTTGGGACGGATAAAGTAACCAGGGCGGCATATAATGAAAATCTTGATATTATCGACAGGTTAGTAACGCGAGATCAGTTTTATCTTGACTCGCTGAGCTATAACGAAACGGGAAGTGTAATAAGTTTTGTTCTCGGTGCTGGCTTTGTGGAGATTGTGGGAAGTGAGGTTGTAAGTGCCTCGCTGAGCGTGGACACTGCTTGTAATATAGTAAATCCGGTCATTAATACTATTTATAATGTTTGCATTAAGAGTGACGGAACTATTAACACGGATACTGGTGATATTCCGGCAGATAGCCTGTTGTTGTGGGAGATTGTAGTAGGTCAGAGTTTATCGTCTTTGTCCAAGAGGGACAAAAGGGGCATTTTAAGTAATGTCGGGAGCAGGGTAGTGCAGCACATTGATGACGCTTCCGCACATGGACTTGGAACACACAGAGAGGACAATACTGCCCACGGGTTAGGTGCACATATTGCAGATACGACAGCACATGGCATGGGAGAGCATTTATTAAACCCTAATGCACACACTCTTACCAATAGTATAACATATTATGTAAACGCTGCTACTGGCAATGACGATAACGACGGAAGCAGCAGTGGAAGTCCACTAAAAACAATAACTGCAGCTATAAACAAACTTCCTCCGAGAATTAATGTCACCGCTAATATTACTATAAGTGCTGGTACTTATGACGAGAATGTGTATGTCAAAGGTTTTTCTGGTAGTGGTACTATTAATATCAAGAGGCTTTCTAGTGACATTGTAAATATTAATGGAATTATTAATATTATGGGGTGCCATTTAGAAGTTGTGTTGTCGAATTTAATAATTAGAAAAGTGGACATAGATAATAGTGTTGATGTCAATGTGGAGTATTGCTCTATAAATACCACGGAACCGTATTTGTCTAATGGGATTAGTATAGAGAACTCAAACGCTAGAATATACATCACAACAATATCAAATTGCGGTGACAGTGCGATAGATGCACATAAAGGTTCTCAGGTATTTAGTGACGGCAATAGCGGCGTTAATAATGTAATAGGACTGCGCGCATATTCAACTGGCTGTATTGCAAAAAGGCTTGGTCAACCCTCTGGAACTACGCCTGAAGCTACTGTGGATGGCGGTCAAATCAGATAAGGAGGTGATTTCTTGAAATTTTCCTCACCATTAAACATTAACAATGAATTAACCCCGGCAAGTGATTTTATGACAATTGTCGCTGATGTGGCGGACACGCCATTTCTACTGACAAATGATCCTTTATTAGCTAGTGGATTATATGAGCAGAAACCCAAAAACCGCTTTGGAAGTGTGCTTGTTAACCGGGTGCGGGGCTTTGTGTATACTGACCAGGGCGGCACACTGTTTGTCGAAGAACAGTCAGGAGACGGTATTTGGGAAGCGAAAAAGCAAGTAGACGTATTGGCAAGCGTACAAGCAGACACTGGTTGGGTGGCTTTAACTAAAAAATTGTATCGGTTTAGATACGAAAACAATGCCGATGCTCAGGGTGAGATGTATCTTTACCAAGCAGTCGGTTTTGGTTTTTCGGCCGGCGTATTTAAAGAACCGTTTAGCGGTAGTGAGACGGTTACACACGTATTTAGCCAGACAATGCGTGGTTTAATGATTAAAAATGACGGCGAAGAATCGCTGACATTTACTATCGACGATGGCCTTTCTGCTGGTGATACGCGGGAGATACTGCCATATGAGGGTTGGAATTTTAACCTCGAACCTTTTACAACTGTGACGATAACTACAAATGTTGCTTTCCGTGCTGAAGGAGTGAGTTGAGATGTTTTT